CTTCACCGGCCACTCGCTGCCCAAGAAGGTGCTCGGCCGGCGCCTGGGCGGTTCAGCGGCCGCCGCAGGCGCCGGCGGCGCACTGATCGCGCACTCCCGCCGCCAGGCCAAGGTGGACAAGGCCCGGCGCTACGACCCTGAGGCGGACCGGCAGCGGCGCCTGGGTGCCTACGCGGGGCTGGCCGGCGGCGGCGCGATCGTCGCCGGGGAGCGTGCGGGGCGCGAGCTGGCCTCCACCCGGGTGGTCGGCCGGGGTGCTCAGAAGGGCCTGGTGGCCCGCCACGTGGGCTTCAAGCCGGGCCGCACGAAGGCCGGTCTGGCACTGTCGGCGGCCACCGCGGGGCTCGGCGCGATCGCGTTGGGCTCGGCGAAGCGCGGCGTGAGCGAGCGCAACCAGACGTGGACGTGACAGAACTTCTGCCCAGACCCCCTCGCGGGGGCTCCTGGGGGCCCCCAAGATGGGGAGGGACATGAGCGCACCGAGGAACCGGCTCTTCGACCTGGACATCGACGAGATCTCCAGCGTGGACCGGCATGCCAACCAGTTCGGCAAGCACGTGATCGACAAGGCCATGGAGGACGCCATGCCAGGGACCGAAGAGCTCGAGCTGGTTCACGGCCAGGACTACGCCGACGACGAGGGCAACGTCTACACCTACGTCGAGCTGGACGACGACGGCCAGCCGCTCCCGGTGGAGGGCGTGGAGTTCGACGTCACCGACGACGGCGAGCTCATCGTGGTCGAGCCCGGCGACGGCCTCGAGGTCAGCGCCGGCGAGGACGACGGCGTCGGCAAGGCGTTCAACCTCAAGGCGCTCAGCTCGGCCGGCGCGGACGCGACCAACGCCTTCAAGCGCGGTCGCGAGGTGGCGACCAACCCACGGATGCACTCGGCGCGGGCCAAGGCGCCGGGCAGTCTCGGCGAACGGGCCGGGCGAGCCGTCGGGGCCGGCGAGAAGCGGCTTGGCAGCATGACCCCAAGGAACGCGGCGCTCGCTGGCGCTGTCGGTGGAGCAGGCGTAGCAGGCGGAGGTGCCTACATGCTGGGTGAGGCGAAGAAGTCCGCGGGCACCGAGGTCCTTGAGGCCCTGTCCAAGGCGGTGACGGAGGACGAGCGCAACGAGATCGTCGCCAAGATGGCTGACGACCTGGCGCAGACCCAGGCCGAGAACGCGGAGATCGCGCAGGCCCTGGAGGACGAGCGCGAGATCCGGGTCACCAAGGCCTTCGTCGAGAAGGCCGCGGAGTACGACCTGCCGGTCGACGCGGAGGTGTTCGGGCCGATCCTCAAGGCCTGCGCCGAGGTGCTCGACGACGAGCAGCTGGCAGTCCTCGACGAGGTGCTGGCCTCCAAGACCCTCTACGACGAGATCGGCTTCGGGGGCGGCGCGCTCCCCGCGAGCTCCTTCGACGAGGTCGTCGGGGTGGCGGGCGAGATCGTCGGCAAGGCTGCGGGCGGCCTGACGATCGAGCAGGCCACCGCCGCCGTCTACGAGGCCAACCCGGGTGCGTACGAGGCGTACCTGGCCGAGCAGAGCGGACGGTGAGCTAGATGCGCGAAGAGAGCCTCCGGTCAGTTTCCTACCTGGCCGATTCCAGCATCGCCGCTTACACCGGCGTCCCCGGCCTGCCGGGTTCGGCGAACCCCAACGCCGGCAAGCAGTACACCTTCGTGAAGATCACCGGTGTCTGGACCGTCGGCCTGGCCGTCGCGAAGGCCGCCGACCTCGCGGTGGGCGTGCTGCAGAACAAGCCCCAGCAGGCGGGCCAGGCGGCCACCGTGGGCATCCGCGGCATCTCGACCGTCGTGGCCGGCGCTGCGCTGACCACCCCGGGCACGCCGGTGACCGCGGACGCCAGCGGCCGCGCGATCGCGGCGACCGGCGCCGACAAGGTCTACGGCATCACGGTCAGTATCGCCGCGGCCGCCGACCACCTCCTCAGCGTGCAGCTGACGGTCTGAGAAGGAGACTCAGAGATGCCGAACCCCACTCAGTCCGATCTCCACATCAACGGGCCGCTGACCAACGTCAGCATCGCCTGGATGCAGTCAGCGAGCACCTACATCGCCGACAAGGTCTTCCCGAAGGTCCCTGTGCAGAAGCAGAGCGACCTCTACTGGAAGTACTCCAAGGCGGACTGGCGCCGGAGCGACGTCAAGCGGCGTGCCCCGTCGACCGAGACGCCCGGCACCGGCTGGCGCATGCTGACCGACCAGTACTTCGCGCACGTCTACGGCGTGCACAAGGACATCGACGACCAGGTCCGGGCGAACGCCGATTCGGTGTTCAACATGGACAAGGACGCGACGGAGTTCATCACCAACCAGCTGCTCCTGCAGCGGGACATCGACTGGGCGAACGCCTACTTCAAGCCCGGTGTCTGGGGCACGAACAAGGTCGGCACCACCGACTTCGTGAAGTGGTCGGACGACACCAGCGACCCGATCGGTGACGTCGCGGACATCATCGTCAACTTCCGGAAGCTGACCGGCTTCAAGCCGACCGGCTGCGTGCTGGGCGCCGAGGTCATGGTGGCGCTGAAGCAGCACCCGGACATCATCGACCGGATCAAGTACACCCAGCGCGGCATCGTCACCGAGGACCTGATCGCGACCCTGTTCGACGTCGACGAGCTCTACACGAGCTACGCGACCTCGGGCACCGGGCCGGAGATCGACGACGCGGCGGCGATGGACGCGGCCAGCACGTACAGCTTCATCACGAACTCCAAGGGCGTGCTGTTCTTCTACGCGCCCAGCGGACCGTCGCTGATGACGCCGAGTGCCGGCTACACCTTCACCTGGCGCGGCTACCTGGGCGGCAACGCTCAGGGCATCAAGGTGAAGCGGTTCCGGATGGAGCACATCGCATCCGACCGCATCGAGGCCGAGGCGACCTACGACATGAAGGTCGTCAGCCCCGACCTGGGAGTCTTCCTCGACCAGGCCGTCGCCTGACCGACCCGATAGCCTCGGGTGGGAGAAGGAGGCGCCGTGTTCAAGTCCCCGACGAGCATCCGGACGACCCGCGCTGTGACCTGGCGCGGGGTCGCCTACGCCAAGAACCAGGTGCTCACCGGCCCGCAGATCGCGGCGCTGCCGCGCCTGAGCGCGCTGCTGAGCAAGGGCCTCCTGGAGACGGTGCCGGACGTGTACGGGCGCCGGTCCAAGCGGCCGCGGCCCACGCACCTGGGACCTGTGACGCTGGACAAGCTGACCTGATGACCGCGACCACCGACGTCGGCGTCACGCCGGTCACGGAGACGACCGAGCCGAAGAAGCGGGTCAACGGTCCGAAGCGGCCGTACTACCGGGCGGCCCGGAAGATCACCTACGCCGGCAAGACCTACAAGCCGGGCCAGGTGGTCCCGGGTGCCGGCGACCACCCGCGGGTGGAGGCCCTGGTGCGTGCGCGGCACCTCAGGCTCGTGGAGTGAGCCATGACGTGGAGCTACAGCGAGGACCCTGCCAGCTCTGACCGGGACCAGGTCCGCTTCTACTGCGGCGACACCAACGAGCAGCTCCAGCTGCTCACGGATGAGGAGATCGACTTCCTGCTGGCGCAGTGGGAGTCGGCCTTCAACTCCGCGCTGTACGTCGCGGCGGTGGCGTGCGAGGTGCTGGCCACGAAGTTCGCCACCCTGGTCAACGTCTCCGCGGACGGGGTGACGGTCGACTTCGGCAGCCTGAGCCAGAAGTACAACGACCTGGCCGCGAGCCTGCGCGACCAGTACAAGGCGCTGTACGGCAACGAGGGCCCGCTGGTGGCCTCGGACATGGCCAACGCCGGTCCGGACGACCCGACCATCCCGCCGCTGATCTTCGGGGTGGGCTGGACGGACAACTTCCTGGCCGGCCGGCAGAACTACGGCGACCGCGGCGACAACCGCCAGGACGAGGAGTTCGTGATCGGGTGAAGCCCCTCCTGGAGCGCCTGCTCGAGCACAACGTGCTCGCGGCGAAGGGCGCCACGAAGGTCCAGCTCGAGGCGGAGATGACCTCGGTGGTGACCATCACCCGCGGCAACGAGGGCGTGCTCGGCGCCGACGGCTCCCTGACGATGGACCCCGACGCCCCGGTGGTCTACACCGGCCCGGCCCGGCTGGGCAACGCGCAGGGGCCGGTGACGTACTCCCTGGGCGAGGAGGTGCAGTTCTTCTCCTCGGGCAGCTGCACCATCCCGATCGGGGACCCGGGGACGGCCGAGGACGTGCCGCAGGTCAACGACCTGGTGCACATCGACGCCGGCGACGACCCGGGCCTGGTGGGCCGCAACTTCCGCGTCGTCGACGTGGAGGCCGTCGGCATGCTGCCGGGCGGGCGCCGGCTGCAGATCGTGGGCGTGCAGCGGGCCCCGAACTGGGTGGACTCCGCGGTGCGCCACCCCGGCGTGGGCCTGGTCCCCGACGAGGTGCCGCCGCAGTGGCAGATCGACGCGCCGTGAAGCCCGAGGACATCGCCAACCGGCTGCGCGGCATCCAGGGCCGGGTGGCCCAGCTGCCCGACGAGCTCGAGCGGGTGGCCCGCGCCAACGTGCTGCAGGGCATCCCGCGCACCGTCAGCGTGACGGTGACCCGTCAGCCCGGCGGGGTGCGGGTGATCCTGAACGGCCGCGGCGCCCGCGCGCACATGCGCCGGATCCGCGGGCCGCTGTCCTCCCAGGCCCGGGCCGCGGTGCAGCAGGCGGTGAGGTTCTGATGGAGGCGATGTTCGACCACGGCGCGCTCAC